TTGGCTGCCTGCTGCGTAGCTGAATGGTTGGAAGGAGGTGCGCTATGACTATTGCCCTCACCCTTACGCCATCGGTAGCCTATAGCGCAGTGCGCACAGCGTGGGACCAATTCAAGGCAGCACCCACCGATACGGCAGCCATCGACAATTACCTCGAAGCACTCGAACAATACAACGGCATACTCGACACTATTGCCGTCTGAAGATATAATTTTTTTTTAGCATTTCTCAAATTGTGAAGCAGTCTGCCGTGAGGCACGCTGCTTCTTTTTCCTGACGTCAGGAAAATGGTCTGTCTTTTGCCTGCTCATCCTCTTTGATTATCTTTGCGTTATGGATTCAGATATTCAGAAACTTCTTGCAGACATCGCAATGCTCGTGAACGTCACGGAGGATATGCGTGCTATCCTTAACAAGCTCGTTGAACTGGCTAAGGATGGCAGCACCGAAGCCGTGAAGGAACTGCGTGAGATTATTCAGCAGGCAAAGGAGGAGCAGCTGCGCAAAGACTTGTTTGGCGTATGACACAACTTGACCGTATCGAACAGATACACCCCGACTTAATATCGCAATTCTTTGCCACTGGCAAGTGCGATGCTATTCCCCAAGAGCTACAAAAGTTCTTGGAGCAATTGCAGTGGGCAATGGAAATATACGAGCACGAACGCAACATAACTCGTGCGGCTCGTAAGTTGCAACAGCGCATCAATGCTAACCAAGGTATCAAGATTGAGCAGCGCACCTGTATGGCTCGACTCTATGAAGCTATCAACTACTTTCAGGTTGATAACAATGTGCCTATCAAGATATGGGAGAATCAGTACGCTAACCAGTTTGAGAACCTTGCTAAGCTCTGTGCCTTGGCTGGTGACTATAAGACACAAGGCAAGTGCTACGAACGTGCGCTGGAGTGTCGTCGTCGTGCTTCTGAAATCTCCGAAGCCGATAGAGACCTTGGTGTTACATTCATTATCACACCAAGCATCACAGCCGAGGAACTTGGCTTCTCGAAGAAGAGTCTCAAGGATATTGCAGCGAAACACAATCAAGGTTTTTATGTTACGCTCATCGATTCGCTGCCTATCGAGCAGAAGGAGAAGAAGCGACTGCTGCGTGATGCTGACATACAAGATGCTGAAATAGTAGAGGAGATTCCAAATGACTGACGAACTAACGACACAAAACAACGAACAGCCAACAGTCGACTTTGAGCACTATTACATGAATCGTGTTCAGCTGTTAGCGAATATTATCGACCCGAATATGCTCTATGCAGAGTGGGCTCGTGCAACGGGTAAGACGGAGGGCGTTATCGTTCCTCGTCTTATTCGTGTTACAAATGATATGCCTGGTGAACTTTCGTTCCTTGTACATAAGACTTATGTTGCACTGATGACGAACGTCTGGCCTAACATTCAGGCTTCGTTCTCTCGTCCTGTTATCGTGAATGGCAAGCAGCGAGCAATGTTAGAGTATGGCATCGACTATGTGGTGGGCGAAGCGAAGCTACCTTCACACTTCCGTCGACCACGCTACCCTATTGCCTACGCTAAGCACTCGGTCATCTTTCGCAATGGTGCACACCTTCAGTTGGTATCTTCAGATCAGCCTGAAAGTGTCGCAGGTCGTAATGCCGTGCATGCATTTGTCGAGGAGATGAAGCACAACAGCGGAGAGAAACTCAAGTCACGCCTTTTCCCTTCTCTCCGTGGAGGTTCAGCCGACATCCGTCGCTCTGCTTACTATGAAGGCGTGACAGGTGTGAGTGATACCGCACGTGTCGACCTTGGTGAGGACGATTGGTTCGAGGAATACGAAAACAAGATGGACCGACAACTCATTGAGGAGATAGCCAGTGTGTCGCTTGCTATCAATCAGTCGCTCTATAAGCAGTTTATGCTTCAGCAGGAACTTCGCAACACGAAGAACCCAGTCACAATGGAGAAAATCAGACTTGAGAATGAACGCCTTAATGCCTTTGTTGCCCGCTGGAAACCACGTTTGGCAGATATGCGAAGGAATGCAATCTACTATATCCGTGCTTCATCGTTCTGTAATAAAGACATCTTGGGTCCTAAGTTCTTCAAGACCCAGCTTGACACACTGGATATGGATGAGTTCCTGACCGCTATCTGTGCTATTCGACATAAAGAGGTAACCAATAAGTTCTTTACCACCTATGACCACGAGCGACATCAGTTCAAGGACAGTTACATCTACGACCAGATTCTGAAGCTGAACCTCAGGGACCACTTCACGCTCACTGCCCGCTACCTGCGTCACTACGATAAGCGTGAGCCTCTCTACATAGGCTACGACCCAGGCAATTTTCAATCGCTCATCGTTGGCCAGAAGAAAGACTATGGTAACCGTTTTGACATCATCAAGGAGTTTTGGGCGTATATCCCCGATGACCAACAGAACCTTGCACAGCAGGTGTATTCGTTCTTCGGCACCGATGCCGTGAACAAAGTTATCCACCTTTACCCTGACCGTGCCGGCAACAAGACACGCGAGGAACTGGAGCAGATAACCACCGACTCTCTCACGATGAAGGCAGCCTTAGAAAGTTACGGTTTTTCAGTTATCCTTTACAACGACGGTGCAGCGACCATCTATCACTGGCAGCAGTTCCGTCTTTGTCAGTTGCTCTTTGGCGAGAAACTTCCTTTGCTTCCAAAGGTGCGAATAGATGAGAACGAATGCCCTAACCTTTGCAGTGCAATTTTGATTAGTCCGTTGAAGAAAACCAACGGTAAAATAGAACTCGACAAAGCTTCAGAGAAGAAGGAGGAACTCAAGCGAAGACCAGGACTAACAACGCAGCTCCCAAGTGCGATGATTTACCTTTTATACGGTCTTTATTCCGACCTTATCAAGAAGGAATTAAGCAGTTATCCTGATGATTTGCCTGAAAACATCACGATATAACACCCAATAATGTCCAATATTTGATATAAAAAATGTCCAAAACAGGGCAAAAACAAAGGTTATTTACATAGGTCAAAATCTTATTTTGTTGTGTTTCAGCTGTTTACGTTTTGAAAATCAAAATCAAAAATAAACGAATGACGTTTATCACCACGCACCGCTGACTTTGGGTATTGAGGTGCAACCTCTCAAAAGCACGGAAATATGACACCAGCCCCCGTCGGCCGTCCTTTGCCCCCATAGGGGAATTGCGTAATTTCGCAAGTGATGAAGAAGGCAATCGAAATGGATGGCATCAATGCGATGCAGTGGGCAAGGGAGATTAGCAAGCTCCCTAAAGGCGACTTCACGCTGTGCTTCTTCCCTTATTCAAGGTCGCAGGGTATGGCTGGGGACAAGCTCGTCGTGAAGCCACATTGCAAGTATCGCACACAGCTACCACAGGATAGGTTTGCGGTGGACTCGGAGAACTACTTTCTGTTTGAGGACGAGCAAGGCGAGCCTAAGATGTGCTACCGCATACTCATCAGGTATATGGGCTTCCCACAGGATGGATATAAACTACACAAAATAAATTGGTTATGACAGACAGTATAGAACTATACGGCAATGCTGGCACATACATCATGGACGGCAACGTGCTATCCTTCCAGATAGGTGAAGGGAAGCAAATGTTTGGAACGCCAGGACTACTTGTTCCACAGGGCAGACAGCTTCTTCAGCATGAACACCAGTGGCTCAGTGTCAATGGCTATCAGGTGTGTATGCGTGGTGTAAACAATGCGCTGTGCGACGAGGTCACAATGGAAATTAAGCAGAACCGCCTATTGCCTCGCTTATACAGCAAGGAAATAAAGATGCTCTATGGTCATGGACCCTGCGCCTACATGCAGACGATAGAGAGTGGCAAGATGAAGCGTGAGTACATGGCACTGCCCCTGTGGGACGAGTGGATGAACACGTGGCAGGAGCGTGGTATGGAAAGTTCGGCAGAGGAGTTTGCCAAGACCTGCATCAAGAACTTCTACTATTTTGGCGATTTCTTCGTGAAATGGCGTTTTGCCCGTGGCAAGCGATTGGGAATGCAGCCAGTAGCGGGACTTGAAGCGGTGGAGAACAAACATTGCCGGCTTGCTACCACAAGGCAGGATATAGCCTACGAGATGATGAACTACAATGACTTTCACCATATAGCGGTGGGCAGGTGGACATACGGCACGAGCAGCTACAAGATTTATCCTAAGTTCAGTTTGTCAGAAGTTGACAACTATCAGTTTGCTGCCATTTCTCATCACAGAGAGAAATCGGTCGATGAGTTCTATGGCGTGAACGAGACCCACCAAGGCGCACGACCCTACATTCAAGGCAGCAACAAGACGGCTACCTATATCAATTCCTTCCTGCGCAATTCACTCGCTGCGAAAATTCATATCATCATTCCAAATGCGTGGGTATCGAGCAAGCGCAACCAGCTCATGAAACTCTGTGAGGAAAACAAGATTCGCAAATCCAAGAGCCAGGAACAAGTAAAATACAACAGCATAGAGATTGGCACGGAATACCGTGAGTCGCTGCTTGTGGAGTATATGCGCCTTGAACTTCGCAAGATTGGCGACTACCTCAGTGGCTCGGATAATCAAGGCAAGGCTTACTCTTCGATCTCTTTCATGGACAGTTCTGGCAACGAGCAGCAATGGAAGATTGAGACGATAGACCTTAAATATAAGGAATATATCGAATCGCTCATTGCCTACGACAAACGCACAGAGGAAGCCTTGCTGTCGAGCGTGGGACTGGACGCCTCGATAACGGCGGTGAGCAAAGACGGCGTTATCAGCAAGTCGGGTTCTGATGCCTACTACAACTACCTTATATATATAATGTCGCTTACCCCGGAGGACGAGATATGTTGTGAGCCTTTCAATTATGTGCTCCGACTTAACTTCCCCGACCTTTGGAAGCAGGGCTATCGCATAGGCTTCTATCGTGAAGTTCCGCAGCGACAGGAAGACATATCCCCCAAGGACAGACTTAATCAGCAACAGTCATGAAGAATGTTTTAGTAGATATTTTTAAGGACTTCGGCACCTTTAGCAAGTATGCTCCTGGTGTCGAAACGAACATGGATTTAAACGACCTGCTTTCTTCGGGTATCACTGCCCGAAAGCGTGTGGAAACCATCATCACAGTCGAAGTGTTCAATGCCATAGCAGGTCAGGTAGATACCACGCTACATGAAGCACTTTGCTCGGCAATGGCGAACATGACAATGGCATCGCAGTTGATATTCGACAGCATTAACAGAAGAAAAAATCAGGTAGATGTCTATAAATACGAAATCGAGGGCATGAAGCGGTCGTATATGGACAATTACTACAATGCCATGGATACCATCATTCAAGAACTGATGTCCGCCGATATTGAGCCTAATGATGACAATGGTCCCGCTGCCCTGTGGCGAAAGTCCAGATACCACAAGATGATGGAGGGTTGCAAAATCAAGTCCGCTGATATCTTCGACTCCATCTATCCGATAGACCTCTCTTATCTTTTCTTCTTCCGTCTCCTACCTCTGCAGAAAGAAACCCTCGACGAGCGAATGTCGGCATACTATGATAAGCTCACGCCCGACAACCGTGAGCGCATAGAACCGATATTGACGCTTGCCTTGGTGAAGAAGACCATTACCAAGTCGCTCCGCAGATTTGACATACTGGAGTTCCCCCCAACCATCAGAAACCTTTTTGATGAAAGCCACGCCTCACGCTCAGGCAAGGACGAGCACGATGCAGCCCTTGCTCTTGCCGACCGTCTCGACCGCGAGGCAGAAGAACTCATCGCTGGTGCCGACACGCTGCTCTCAACAGATGCATCGGTGGACTTCTGTTCCAATTCCGCCTATAATCGCCCCGACGATAACATCATTATGCTGCCATGACAAAAGATATAGAACTCGTCTATAAAGGCGAAAAACACCGCATACCCAATTGCTGGGACGGTATGACCGCACAGCAGTACATTCGCCTTGTGGCGGACTTGCTCTGTATGGCTGCCGGTAAACTATCCGCTGGGGAGGTACGCATCAACTGGCTTTGCCACATGATGGGTTGGGATAAGCGCAAGTTCCGCACCGAGGATCAGATTGCCAACCTTGTGGCTATCTCCGAGCAGCTCACGTTCATGTTTCAAATCAACTATCCCGACAACAACGCCGTACTTGATGGTTTGGATAAAGAGACTTACGAGTTATGCCGTCGCACGGATCCCTACCGTCTGCATATCCCCTTTGCCCGTGTCTTGCGAAGGCTCGACTACCAGTATGTGGTCGACCTCTGTTTCTGCAAGCAGCTCATCCCTACTATCCGCATTGAGGAGCAAAGATATAAAGGGTATAGCATAGGAAAAGGCTTCGGAACACTCACCTGCTCGCTCACTGCTCTACAGTATGTTGAAGCGCAGGCACTGATTGAGCAAGGAGAAGAATCCTTGCCCCTTATGGCAGCTATTCTCTATTATCCTGGTAAGGTGTACAATTCCGAGCATGCACACGAGTTAGCAAAGCAATTTTCTAAACTTCCACTTGAATTGCTTACAGCTATATCCTTTAATTTTCAAGCATTTAATAATTATATCTTTAGTAAAACTTCATTCTCGCTTCTCTCCAAATTCATCGACAAACCCAAGCGTCCCATCACAACAGATGCCTCTGATGCGCTCTACGACCTCTCCAAGGAGGGGCTTGGAGATGCAAGACAGATAGAGCAGATGAACGTACTTACCTATCTGAAGATACTTCGCAAGAACACCATCTCTGCCGTCCATGACATGAAAGGTTTTGGCTGGGATAAATTA